AGAACATACCATAGCTGGCGTTCTGGCTATAGTTACCGCCAACGCAGAGGCAGGGGTACGACGAGCTGAAGTTCCAGTTATCGCACGAGTAAGTGCTTTCGCTGCCGCTTGCAGCCGTAGGGATAAAGAGCGGGAACCCGCCGGTCGTCTTGACCGTAAAAGCGGACGGATAACCGTTAGAAGGGACGCCCACCGCCGTGCCGCCGCTGCTGTCGCTGAAGTTTGCGGGGTTGAGGATAATGTTGAGGCCGTTGCTGTTGTAGTAGCAGCCGTCGCACCAGTCATATACGTTATCCCACAGGCCCTCGATGTTGCGGTACTGCGTCCCGCAGCCGTAGGTGGTGCGGCGGCTCTGGGTCGTGCCGGTGTGGTAGGGCATCGAGTCGGTGTAACCCATCGACTGCGTGGAGCCGCCGTTTCCGCAGCCGTAGCCGATGGCGTTCTGGCTGTTCCAGTCGCAAAATTCGACGATATAGAGCAGCCAAATGGTAAACCGCATTGTAAAATCGCTCTGCCAGATGGTCGAGCCGAGATTGTGGATGCCTGAGCGGGCCGAAGAGCGGGTCATGTTCACCCTGGGGCTGCCGGTGCCGCTCTTATAGGTGCCGTTGCAGTGGTATCTGCCGATGTACACCACGTCCCGCTCACCGTGGCCGTCACCTCTGTCCATGTGGGCAGGGCTGACGCTGTAACCCTCCACCGCGCGGTCGGCGATCTGGATGGTCATTCCCCTGCCGTTTTGGGTCAGCTTGTACCAAAACTTGGGGATGGATACCATTGTGCCGCCGGTGCGCTCACTCTTTACCATGCCCGCCCAGGGCTGCAAGGTATCGAAAGGACTGCCATAGCTGCTTGCGCCCGCGACATACGGCACCGGGTCAGTAAACTCTGCCGCCTCGTCGGTGCGGCTCCACTTGGTTGTGCTGGTGCCGTCCCAGCTCGCGCCGTAGATGTGGACGTAGGCAAGCTCAAGGGGATAGTCCCTGTACTCGCTCACCTCCACGCTGCCCTCGGTGGTCTCGTCGCCCAGCGTGGCCGTCACGGTCCACGTGCCAGCGATGGGCAGATACAGCTTGATGCTGCCGCTCTCAGACACGGTGCCGGTCACGGTCTTGTCTCCGCACTGGGCAGTGACAACGCTGCCTGCGTTTACGGTGACGGTCAGGGTGTAGTAGGTCAGGGTCAGGGTCTTGGTGCGGCAATACTCCGCCTGCACCGTCTCCGTAGCCGCGCCGGTGCCGAGCGTGGCGGTGACGGTCCACTCTCCGTCGTGGGGCAGGGCTGCAGAAAAGCTGCCATCGGCCGCCACGCCGCTCACGGCTTTCTCGCCGTCCGAGAGGACGATGGAGCTGCCCGCCTCGGTCTGCACCACCACCCGGGGCAACACGATGCCGCCCACCGCCGCAGCGTCCGCCGCCGCGCCGGAGAGGGTGAGGGTCTTGTCGGTCTCGATTTTGATGGCTTTGATGCGGTCGCCGGTGGCTTTGGCGTCCGCGGGAGCGCCCTTGACGGTCAAGGTGGGGTCGGTGGTGACGCGGCCCTCAGTCTCCTTGGCAAACTGCTCTGCCCGCTTGGCGGACTCCGCAGCGGCAGCTTTGGAGCTTTCAGCGGCCTCGGCCTGCTGTGTGGCAGTCTCGGCCTGCTGCGTGGCAATGCCTGCCTGCTGTTCCGCAGCCTGAGCAGAGGCGGCGGCGGCTTCCTTGGCCTCGGCGGCAGTTTTGGCGCTGGATGCGGCCTCCTCTGCCTTTTGGGTAGCGGTGGAGGCAAAGCCCTCCACATACTCAAGGCTCTCAGCCATCGCCTCCCGCACCTCAACGCCCCGCTTTGCCTTGCGGATGTCGTTGATGTTTTCTTCAAAAGTTTTGTTCACAGGCTCTTTACCTCCGTAGGCTCGTCATAGATGACGTCCTCATCAAAATAAAAATCGTCCCACAGCCAATCTGCGCCCGCGTAGGCGGTGGCATTGTACTTGTAGGGATTGCACGTGCCGGTGATGGAAAATGTGCCGGTATGCCGATCTCTGCTCTGGGGCGACACTGTCCACAGGCCCACCCAGAAGTTGGCCGGGTCCTCGTCCAGTACGCAGCGCAGCCACTGCCCCTGCAAGGCGTTTTCGAGGACGCTCTGCACCTTGCGGCGCTCGTCCGGCGGAGCCTTACATTTAAGGTCAAGCCGGATTGTGCGCTGAAGGTAGTGTACCTTGCCGTCCACAGCCCGGGTGAGGTCGAGCAGAAAATCGCCGCCCGGCACTTGCACAAGCTTCTTGTCCGGCTCTGCGCCGGAGATGAGCGGACTGCCAACCAACAGGTAAAGGCCGAGGTCCTCCAAGGTGTGCAGAGAGCCGATTTTTGCCCCCATGAGCTTGCCCATAAAAATCACGCTCCTTTACATAAAGCCCTGCAGCGCCTCCGGGCGGCAGGCGGTATCATCCTGCACCCATGCGCCTGCCGCCGTCTGTCGGTATCCGCTGCCAAAGGCCACGCCGCTTTTGGACGCCGTGACGTCCCGCCGCTGGGCCAGAGCGCCGGGGTAGAGGATGGAGTAGGTCTTGCCGTTCACCGGAAGCACCGCAAAGGCTCGACCCCTGCCCCCGGCGGCAGCCCATGCTGCGGCATCGCCGTCGTAGGTGAGCAGCACCGCCGCATAGCCGGATAGGTCTGTGCTCGTGGTCTGGGCCGCAAAGGCGGAGCCCGACCAGCTTTGCAGCTCGGTGCCGTTTTTCACGCCGGAGAAGGTCAGGCCATCCGTCCCGAAATGGATGTTGGCCGTGATGCTGGCATGGCCAACAGTCATGCCGGAGGCGGGGGCGTAGTCGATAAAATCGCTGGCCGTCTTGCCCGCCTGCGTGGTGTCTATCTGCGTTGTACCTGCATACCGGCTGGTGGATGCCGTCTTTTCGGAGAGCTCGTTGGTCACGCCCAGATTTGCCACGGCCCGGTCGGTGAGGGTGCGCCGGGTCATGCCAAAGGTGTACTCCTTCTTCTCCGGGTGGTCGAGCGGCTCCACCAGCTTGGTGCAGAGCATGATCACGTCGATGCTGTGGGGCTTGCTGATGATATGAGCAAAGCTGGCAAAGGTCAGCCGCTCGGTATCATAGCCCGCGTCCACAAGGTCAACGGCCTTGACCTCATAGCTCATGGTCATGAGGTCGTTCTTTTCCAGGTCCTGCACCGCGGCGGCAAAGGTGGCGTCGCTGCTGTCCGTGTCAAACTCCCTGATTTTTGAGACCACGCCAAACTTTTTTACGGCCTCGTCGTTCTGTATCCACCCGTACTCCCGATTCCAGCTGTAGCCTTTTTTCGGGAGGTACTTTTCCACGGCGCTCTGGCTCGTGCCGTTGATGCCGTAGCGCTCTTCGTGAGTGCCGGTCGTCACAGTGGTCGAGCCCCACTTAAACCAGAGGAATTTGTACTTCCACTGGGTCTTGGTCTCTTCGACAGTGTGCTTGTTGCCCATCGGCCAGATGCGGGTAAAAAGGTCGTTGGTGTCGGTCTTCTCGGTAAAATCCAGCAGATTCACGCCATATTCGATGTTCTGGGCGGTCTGCCGGTCAGCCTCGTATGCCTGGTCGCAGTAGTTGAGCACATTCATGCCGGTGGTGGAGTTATAGGTGCAGTAGGCGTAACCGCCGTAGGTCTTGAGCACCATTTTGCTGATGATGTCCCATGTACTGCCGTAGTCCTCGCCCACGCCGTACTGGTTGCGGTCGCCGTAGCTCACCACAAGGTCGCCGAGGGCGGCAGTCACCCTGCCCAGCTCAAACTTTTTCATCTTGTCGTAGCTGGTCTGCTCTTCGTAGCCGTCGCCGCCGGAGATCTGGGAGTTGTGGGCTTTGATGAGGTATTCCAAAAAATCCCTTAGCTTGCCCTCGTAGTTGAAGGGAGTAATGCAGCTGTCGTTGAAATAGCTGAGAGCTCCCTCGCAGTAGATGACCCGGCGGTTGAGCCAGTCGGCTTCGTGGCTGAGTACACGTCCCCGCCATATCTCCTTGCCGTCCTGATGCACAGCCACAGCGGTGGACATCTTCTGCATGGATTCATAGCAGGGGTGGGTGCGCAGCATGGTAAAAGTAAGGCTGCCGCCCTTGCTCACCTCGCGGGTAAGCTTGGGCGACAGCACCACAGCCTGCCGGTTGCCCGGCTGATAGACGGTCAGCTTGTTTTCGGGGTCACCGTAGGGATATGCAAAAATCTCGTACATCTCAGTTTCCTCTTTCTGCAAGCATCTGGATATGGCCCAGCTGGTCGTTCATGCCGGGGGCGAGAGCACCCACAATGGTGCCGTCATCCAGCACGATCTGCTGATTTGCCACGTCGGGCAGATACTGCTCCACTACGGTGCTCAGCTTTGTAAGCTGAGCCTGTATCTCCGCCTGATATTTGGGAACGGAATTGTTGTTGGGGTTGTAGGTAAAGGGGTCGCTGCGGTAGTCGTAGCCCGCAAAAGCCCGCTCGTTGCCGTACCAGTAGGCGTCCTGAATGTCCAGATAGCTCATGGCGCCAGACTGGGCGCTTTCTGCCGCAGCAGAAGAAGACGAGGACTTTTTGCCAAACTTTTTACCTAATAAGTAGCTGATCCAGCCGATAGGGCCGGTGAACGCCAGAAGTGCGCCGGAGAGGAGCTTGCTTCCCAGAGAGCGCTCTTCGCCAGAATCCTCGCGGGCGCGGGCGTTCTGGCCCATCTTGAAGCCTACAACGCCCTCTGCGATGACGGCCAGCACAGCAAGGCACTCCGGGAAGAAGGAGGCCGCTCCGCCCGCTGCGGACGCAATGGCCTGCCCGGCCCCGGCCTCACCGGCAGCCGCCGCAGCCTTCGTGCCGCCGCCGAACAGCTTGAGGATGCTGCTGACGATGCCGCCAGAGCCCCCGGTTCCGGAAAGGCCCTTCATGGCGGCGGCAAAGCTCTGCACTTCTTTGGTGGAGCCGTTGACCGCCGGGGTGATACCGTCGCTGAAGAGGCCCGCAATGCTCTGCAGCGCCCCCTGAATGCCGCCCTGCGCGTAGTGCTCATTGATGGCAGTCATCGCATCGTCTGCCCATTTCAGGATGGTGTTGCGCTGCTCTTGCGTCACCTGCCCGAAAATGACCTTTACCACATCTCCGGCGATGGCCTTGCCGTCTTTGTTTTTGATGTCGGTAAAGAGAGACTTCACCAGCCCGAAAATGCCTTTGTCAGACTGTCCCTGAATCTCAGAGATATACTTTTCGGTGCGGGAAAGCGCAGCCTGGATGCTTTTTTCAGCCTCTTCGGTGTCGGTCTTGGTGTTCTGGAGCACACCGTCGATATAGGTGTTGATGGTCTTGGTGGTCCGGGCCACGCCATCGACGATGCTCTCCTCAGTCTTGGTCTCGGTGGTCTTGATGTGCTCGGTGCCATCGGCGTACTTCTCCGTGACCTCCTGAATCGCGGTGGTCACACCGCCCTCCACCTTGCTGGCGGTGCGGGTCAGGGTGGCTGCCAGCGTTTTCGACATATCGTCGTATGTCTTTGTGGTTTTGGTCACCACGCCGTTGACCTTGGTCTCCACCTGTTTATAGGTGGTCTCGATGCCATCGACCATCTCCTTGCCGGTCGTGGTGGTGGTCTCGGTGATTCGGTCTTTGATGCTGCCCGCGCTGTCCTTGACCTTTTCGGTGAGAGTCTGGATGCTGGTGGTCACGGTGCCGAGGGCATTCTGAGCGGTAGTCGTAGCCGTTCTGGAGATGGACGAAATGACCGTCTCGGTGGCGGACTTTGAGCCAGGTTTGCCGCTGGAAGAGCTCCCACCGCTGCCGCCGGTGGGGATGGAGCTGCCACCGGAGCCAGCGGCAGCAGCAAGCTCAGCCTGCCGCTCAGACCAGCTCTTGTTGCTGATGCCAACGCCATTTAGCGCTGCCTGCCTGCGGCGATTACGGGAGTTCTGCTGGTCGGTTGATGCGCGGTAGTCCTCGTAGCTGTCATAATCAGCGTAGGCGTTTTTGCCAAGGGCCTTGTTCAAGGCGTAGCTGGCTCTATCCAGAGCGCTTACAGCCGCCGAACCCAGCCTGCCAAAACTGCTGATGATGGCGCTGATCGGGTTGTCCAGACCGAGAATCGCTTCGCCGAGACCTTTCCACCCATCCTTTTTGTAAGCGTCCTGCGCAGCCACCACCATATTGTTCAGATTGCCGATGACCACGCCGATTCCGCTGCTCAGATCCCCTGTCATAAGACCCGCCAGCTGGCTCACGTTATCTTTCAACGTGGATACCCGGCCATTCATGGTCTGGCTTTGGGTGTCCATGGCGTTGTAGTATCGTCCGCCCTCTTCGCTGGCCGCGATAAGGGCCTGCGACAGCAAATCATAGCTGATGGTCATCTTCTGGACTTCCTGCACCGATTTTCCGGTGTAGTCGGCCAAAACCTGATAGATATTGATGCCCGCATAGGCAAACTGCTTGATGTCGATAGCGGACGCCTTGCCCACGTTGGCGATCTGCTGCAAGTTCGCCGACATGCGGGACAACTCTGCATTGCCGCCGCCTGTAGCCGAAACAGCGTCGCCCAGCGCCATGATGACCTTGCGGGAGTATCCAGCGTTTTCACCGGCGCTGATGAGCAGCTGGTTAGCCTGTGTCAGGCTCGCCACATCAAATGGAGTGCGGGCAGCATCCTCCTGAATGGCGTCCATGGCCGCTTTAGCCGCCTCAGCGCTGCCCAGCATGTTGGTAAAGCCGGTGGTGTAGCTTTCCAGCTGGGCGTTATACTGGATACCGGTCTGGATAAAATCCTTGGCCGCAGACAGGGCCATGGAGCTTACGTTGGAGATGACCCCGGTAAGCAGGTTGGCTTTGGTGATGGCTCCGGTGAGAGAGCCGCTGGCGCTCTCAGATGAACCGCCAAACTCCGTCATGCCGATATTAGCTGATTTCAGGGCCGAGGTGGTTTCTTTCAGTTCAGCCCGGGCAGAGGCCAGAGCGGCTTTCAGCTCCTTGGTCTGCGCAGAGGTGCGCCCGGTCTTTTCGGCCGATTCGTTGTACCTCTTTGTCAGTTCGGCGACTTTCTGCGCCGCTTTGCTGTACTCGGAGCCCAGCTCCGTGACAGCCTTTTTGGTGCTGTTCTGCACGTTTTGGATGCTCTGCCGGTAAGCGGAATCATCCAGCGACAGAGTTGCTTCCAGATTGAAAATATTCAGGGCGTTTCACCTCCTCCGCACAGCTCTGCCAGAGCCTTTGCATTTTCGGCGGTGATCTGCTCCGCCGTGCGGGTGTCTTCTTTGGTGTGCAGCAGGGGGAAATGCTTGGATGCAAGCCCGGAGTAAAGGGGCTGGATGCCGAGATACTGCCCGATGGCGTCGGCCACATAGTCCCGGAAAAGCTGTGCCTCCTGATGTCTGCGCACCTCGGCGCGGATATGCTCCATGATGTACGGCTTGCCCAGCAGCCGGAGCATATCCAGCCGGATGGTGGATACCAGCCGCCGGTAGCCGTCCGCGCCGATCACATCAAGGACTGAAAAAAATCCATGAAATCCACGTCCCGGAGCGCCCGGCTCATGGCAGAGGCCAGCACCCGGGTAGGCGGCTGCTCCTCGTCCTTGTCCAGCACCACGAACAGGGGCAGGATGCCGAGGGTGAGGTCTGCCTTGTCCGTGTAAAGCAGCTTGGCCATGTCCACAGCGTTTTTGTTAGCCTGCGCCCGGCGCTTTTCCAGCCGCTCTGCGTCCGTTTCCGTGCCGGTCAGCTCCGGCTCGCGGCCCAGAATGTCCATCACGCCGGAGTCTGCCACGTACTTTTTGTAAGCCTGAGCACACTCATAGGTGCGCTTGAGGTATTCGGTGCCGTCGAGATCGATGATGTTGCGCATATGTCCTCCTTAGTCCCCGGCCGGGGCCTTGACGATCGAGTAAAATTCCATGGGGGCCTGAGTGGGGTTTTCCAGGTCAGCGTAGCCGGTGAGGGTGATCTGCATGGAGCCGCCGCCGCGGTGAGCCGTTTTGAGGCTCAGGCCGCCGGAAGAAAGGGCGTTGAAAATTTTGCAAACCAGAAAGCCGCCGCCGATCATAGGGCCAACCCAGTACAGCTCTTGATAGTCCTTCAGGGCAGCCTCGATGCGGGGGACCACATGGGTGGGGTCGTCCGCGTCGATGTCAGCCGTGCCGATGGCCATCTTGAGCACATCGGGGCTTGCGTTGGGAGTGGTAAAGGCGATGGTGGCGGTGGTTCCGGTGACCTCGTTGCCCTGCTTGGTGTTGGTGGGCGCGTTGTCGATGTCGGCCAGCGTGTCCTCCATGCTGTTGCTGTAGGAGATGGTCACGCCGCCCTGCGTGGCGCATACGACATTGGTGCTGTCGATTTTGGGGGCGGAAAGGTCAAATGTGGAAAGCAGATTGCCGGAGCCTTTCGGGATGCTCTTGAACGCATCCGGGGTCAGCACATTGACCGCGAACTTTTTTGCCAGAGTTTCAGGCATAAAGGATCCTTTCTCACGGGATAAGCCGTGTAAGCTCAAAATTGAGGTACTCGCACAGATAGCCCTCGGGCGGGTTGTCGAGCGGCTGCGCCCACAGGCTGCCTTTGCGCAAAAGAATAGCGCCGCTCTCGCATTCGATGGTCAAACCATCTGCAAGGGCCGCGCTTATCTTGTCTTCGGTCTGTAAAATAGGCGTCCGGCCTTTGGCACTCGGGTACCAAAGCCGGGCGTGGAAGGTGCCGGACTCATTCCAGCCGCCGGGAATTGTCGGCTGATAGGTCAGATACGGCAGTTCTACGCCGGGAGGGATGTTATCTTCCAGGTAGCCGGGGATTCCAAAGCCGTTAAAAAAGGCGTTCAGCGCCCGGTTGATGCTCTCAGACGGCCCCATTACGGCAGCACCGCCTTTTTACACTTCACGGCCCGCAGGCCCATGCCGGATTCTTTCGGAGCGCCGCCCTCATCGGCTGCACTCGTCACCTGAAAGGTCTGCCCGTCGCTCACCCGCTTGACGTAGTCCGGGAAAGCCAGAGGCACACCGGTATTGACCAGCAGCGTATAGGTGGACGCTGTAGCCGCCTGCTCTGCAACCTGAGCCTCTACGGTGGTGTCGTGGCGTTCTATGGCCTCAAACTCGGGGCCGTCCGACCAGCCGGACACAAAGCCGCCCACGCCGTCCGGCTCATAGCTGCGGGTCTGAAAGCGGTATTTTTGGGTGAAGCTCTGCATCACGGTGGATGCAGCGAACGAATTGACCATGTCACATCTTCCTCCACTGGTTGATTTCGGCCCGGAACTTGGTCTTGCCGTCTGCGGGCAGGCCGTCCGTGCCTGTAGCCATCGTGCCGGACCACCCGGCAAAGGACTGGGACGCATACACGCCGCTGGCCGGGAGTGCCTTGTCGTATGCGTCGATTTTTTCGGCCAGCGCCACAAAATCAGGCGGCACGCGCATGGGCTGCACCGTCCCGGTGAAGGTCTCGGCGGTCAGATCGCCGTCCCCGGCCTTGTGCACGCCGTCGTTGAAAATGGATCCGCACACGAGAAAATACTGCCCCGGCACTACCCCGGCGGGCACGGTATCCGGCTCAAAGGCAAACTCCCCGGCAACGGGGTCGTCCGCCCGGTCAAAAAAATTGTGCGTGTAAACGCACAACTCGGGTACAGTCATGGGGAGTCCTCCTTACAAAGGGGCGATCACTCGCCCGGGGTAATGGTCTCGACAGCGATACCGTCCAGATACTCAGCAAACAGGGTCACGCCCATAATGGCGTAGCTCTCGGAGGTTGCAGTGCTGTAGTTTGCCTGAGTGTGGAAGCCGATGAGGTTGCTTGCCTCGCCTGCGGTCCGGTAGACCAGACCTGCGCGGGCAAACTCGCTATCCGCAGGATCCACATAGTACATGACGATGTTGTCTACCGGGGTGGCAATAACCTTTCCCTTCGCGATCTCACTGTCGGACAGCAGAAAGATGGTGTTGTAGCCCATGAAGTCCTTGATGTACTGGAAGCCGAACTGGTTCTGCACGGTGATATTGGCATTGCCCAGATAGTCGTACACATCCATCACGTTGACAAAGCCAACAACGCCGGTCACGGTGCGATGCATGGTCTTGAACTTGTTCTCGACCGCGCCCTTGGCATGTGCCAGCGCCATCTGGAAGGTCTTGGGAGTGCCCTTCAGGGTGCCGGTGTTCAGGAACTTGTAGAACTTATCCGTTACCAGAGCGGTCAGGTCGTACAGGAACTCATCATCGGTCTTCTGCACGGCGACATCGTAGCCGTAATTCTGGATCGCCTCAAGGGTGACAGACTTGCCGTACTTGTCGATGGCGATCTTGCCGTACTCCTTCTCCTTGACGGTGTACTTGCTGAACGGGATCTCTTCGCCCTCGCCCACGGTGCCGCTCTGCAGGGTGCCCTGTGCATACTTGCTCTTGAGCACGGTGCCAGGCTGCATCCGGATAGGGCGCATGATGCCCAGAATGGTGCGCAGATGGTCCCAGTTGCGCTGGAAACGGGTCACAAAGTCGATTTCACGCGCGGCTACGGTGATATCGGTGGTCATGGTGGTATTTTCTTTTGCTGCCATATGTTATTCCTTTCCGCCGCCTGTAAACAGGTCGACATTTGCAGCAATCGCGGCCTGGCGTTCGCCAGCGTCCTTGATTGCAAAAATTTGGTCTTTGGTCATTTTGGAGCCGGTGTTGGTGGGCGGGGTGTCCACCTTTGCGCCGGTGGTCTTGGTTGTAGCCACGAAGTCGCCCCATACGTCTTTCTGGCTGTCCATAAACTTCTTTGCGTCTTTGACCTTGCCGTTCTCGTCCAGCTCCAAAGCGTCGAGGTCCGCGCCGGTCATTTTTACAACGCGGTCAAAGTGCTTTTCCAGCACGCCATTGTCCTTCAGCAGCTGCTTGTATGCCGCTGCTTTCGTGGCCCGGGTATCCTTCTGGGTCTGCTGGGCCTTGTAGTCGGTCAGCGCCTTTTCAGCGGCCTGCTTGTCGCCGTTGGCTGCGTCCCGGTCTTTCTCGGCCTGTGTGCGGGCTGTTTTTTCTGCATCCAGCTGGTCCTTGAGTTCGTCTGTCTCCTTGTGCAGGGCGTCCAGAATGGCCTTGGCCTTGTCATCGTTGGAGGTTTCGGGGTTCTCCAGAATCGTGCGGATGTCAGCTCTTTTGAGTGCCATGTGATAGTCCTTTCTGCCCTTGCTCGGGCTGCCATGCTTGGCAATAAGGTTTATTTTCCGGACGTGCTGCCGGCGTGGTGCCGCTTGCAGGAATCGAACCCGCGTCCGCTGGTTACAAATCAGCAGCTCTACCATTGAGCGAAAACGGCATAAAAAAGCGGCTGACGCTGTGCGCCAACCGCTGAGTATTTAGTTTTTAGTCGAAGTCGTATCTCTGAAATCCAACATTGCTCGTTTTCATAGTAAGGGACACGCCAACCAGTGCGCTGCCCTCTCCAAGAACTTTATCGCAAATTTTTTGGAGTCTGGCTCTTGCTTCGTCAATTTCAAAGCAAAGCCGTTTGTTTGCGTCTCGGTCGTTTTCGACCTTCAGCTCTCGAATTTGATTAGAAATCTCAAGCTGCCGCCGCTCGCATTCCTCGATGCCTTTTTGATGCTTGAGCTGTTCAAGACGCAGCTTTTCTCGCTCTTCTGTCAGTTCTTCAATTCTGCTCATACTTATACCTCCTTGTTTCCTTCCTCTACTGCGATTTCTCGCAGCTCGTCAATGTGTTCTTCCACCGCCGGGCGGAGGAACGAGCGGGCTTTCATGCCTCGGGTAAAGTGCCACTTGCCGTTGAAGTCCTTCCAGACCCACGGTGTTTTGCGTCCGTTGCCCTTCTCGGCAAAGATGCCCGTGCCAAGCTCCACATAGACGCTGTAAAAGAGATTGCTGCCGATGGTTACGGTCTTTTTGGCAAGGTCGAGGGCGTAGGTCAGGCTCTGCTTGAGCGCGCCGCCCACATAGCCCTCAATGCCCGTGCTGTCTGCCGTGCCAGTAGGCACAAGCAACTGGGCGTAGTCCTGCACCTTCATGCCCCAGATGGTCAGCACCCGCTCTGCCCACGAGTCCAGCGCCTCATGCAGCTGTGGGATGTTGTCGGTGAATTTGATGTCGTAGTTAAATTTCATGGTTTATCGTTTGTTTTTCTTTTGCCTTACCAATATATTGACGGCATTAATCATTGCCTCCGTTGTCATCCCTTGACGTGCATCAATGATATTGCTTGCCGGAAAGTTGGATGGTAAATTTTTGAAATTTTCCATGTTTTTTGTTTTGTATTCTTTTGCTGTATCAATCCACAATTTGTCTTGCGATGGAGCACTATTGGGATTTGAAAAGTTTGCTTTTCTGACTGCCGCTTTTGTTAGACCATGTCGTTTTGCAATATCAGCAATGTCGTCATCCAGCGCTTTTTCTCGCTGTTTTATCTGATTGTCAAGATTTTCAAACGCTTCTTTCACAATGTCTTTTGCCCATGCAACTTGTTTCTCTGAACCAGAAAGATTCATTTGTTTCACGCTAAAGTTGCCGCCGCCCGCTTTCGCGGAGCTGCTTTTACTCGCTGCGCCGGACCCGCCCATCGTAATACCTCCCCATTACTTTGTTGTATTCAGATTTTATAACGGTTGCGTTGAAATCCATGTCAGGCAGCGGCTTGCCATACCACAAAACTTGTGTAGGGTTCAGCCGCCGGATAGCTTCTTGACAGCCCATCGTAAACAATGTTTTTGCCAACTTCTCGCGCATACAGCCGCACGACGAAATGGACACAATGGCGTTTCTTGGCTCGCCATCAAAACACCACTCGTAGCTCTCCGGCCAGACCCACTCGATGGTCGGAATGACCTTGATACAGTGCATTTGCCAGTACGCTGCAAGCCAGTGCCGTTTGTACATACTCCAAATCTGTACCGCTTCCGGGTGGTCACGGTACATGGAAAAGTCCGGCGAACATACTGCACCGAACTGCTGCAAAAGCGGGATGTATCTGTCAGGTGTGCGCCACACAGCCTCAAAAGCACGGTCAACGCAGTAAAAATGGACGCCTTGTCCAGCTCTATCTCCCGGTTTAGTCTTTTGGATTTTATCGAAGGGAATCCATTCTAACTTATCAATGCGGATGTCCGTTTCCGGCTTAATGATTGGCATGTGAAACTTGCCAGCGCCCGGGAATACTGCCTTGTGAGTGTTTTCTACTGGGTAATACGGCACAGTTCATCCCTCCAATCCTTATTTTTTCTTCTTTTTTCTCGAAACAAAGCCAATCCATGCGCCGCCCTGTTCGACCGTCACGCCAAACGGCTTTTGTGTGAGTTGCATGAGTTTTGTGCGGTCGCTCGACGACATCCCTTTTAGATCAAATGCAACTTTTGGACCGCTCTTGTCCCAATATGTGGTGTGAGACGGAGAGGAACCATCGCCACTTCGATATTTGTTGAGATCAACGCCAACTTGCTCTTTAACAAAAGACACAACATCGTTATGCGTTTTCTTGTATCTCGAACTATCCACAACAACGGCGGCTTTCTTCGTCTCCGCTGCCGCAATTTTGCTGTAATCGGTGACCCATTTGCCATTTACAAAAGATTCAAACTCGTGTTCGTTGGCAGTCCCACCGTTTTTCATCGCGGAACTTCCAGAGCCCCCGCTAGATTTGCTAAACTTTTTTGATGCGCTACCGCCGCCACCCATTACTCCGTCTCTCCTTTCGTTTTATTGTTTTTGTGTCTTCTCTCTTCCGCCCACCACATTTGCTCGGCTTCTGTGCCGCCCTTGGATTTATACCACTCGGTGTAATCCATGACGGGTGTGGTCTCTTTGGTCACATTGTCTCGCTGCATGGCGTTCTGCCGGGGATACTTGCCCAGCGCAGAGGACAGTACGCAACGGCAGTGGTAGACCATCTCCGGCGCTGCGTTGGGGTCGCCGGGGCGCTGAATCTCGTAGCCCATGACTTTGAACGGCTCGTCAAGCTCTGCCGTCTGCTGGTCAAGTAGGCGGTGCATTTCACGGGTGCGGTAGTCGTGGGTGGAGTTCCAGCGTTTTTTGACCTCGATGCCCAAAGCCTGGGCGTTGCGCATCTGCTGCAATGCCCCGGCGTTCTGGGCGCTGGTGAGGGCTGTGATGGCGTTGTTCATAGCCCAGTGGATCTCCGTGTCTGTCATGCCGTTGACAGCCTGCACGGCGATGTCGTGGACGCTTTTGCCCTGCACGATGCCCTGCATGACGTAGCGGTTGAACACCCGGGCGTCATAGGTGCGGTTGCTCTCGCTCTTGATACGCTTGTTGGGCACCATGCGGGGGTTTTCTTTCAGCAGGAGCTTGACCGCTTCGGTGTTGTACAGGGTCAGCCCGAACGTCACGCCTGCGGCCTGTTCCAGCTCGTAGAAAGCCCAGTTTGCGCCAAAGGAAAAGATGTTGTATTGCTCGTCCCGGGCCAGCTTGTAGGCCGTCTCTTGGGCTGTGGTGCAGGTCTGCGTGATGCCGTCCAGCTTGGCGTGCATCAAATCGGACTGAAAGACCTGATTTTGCAGCCAGATGCGGTAGTCCTCTTCGGTGATCTCGCCTGCATCCAGCTGCGCCCGCTTGCGCTCGTCCAGTTGCTTATATTTTGTAAGAAACTCGGTGAGCTGCTCCTGCATCTCCCGGCGGGCAGTGCCGTACACCCGGAGGATGCGGCGGCGCAGGCGGTTCAGCTGGCGGGTAGAGATGCGGTCACGGTCGGTCTGTTTCATGACACTGCAAAAGTCACAAGCGCCCATTTAGCCCATTCAGGCATATCTGCGCTAAAAACGCCTTTGACGTAGTAAACAGATAAAACGGCGTCCAAAATTACGCTTCCAACGATAAGCGCAACGCACACGCCAAAGAAAATCCAGAAAAATATTTTCATCATGTCATGAGTTTTCATCCTCGTTGTCCTCCTCTTCCTCGTTCTCGCCCACGGTCTCCCGTGCTGCGCTCTCAGCCATCAGCGCGGCCTTGGCCTGCTCCTTTTGTTCCGGGGTCAGGTTGGGCAGCAGGTCAATGGCCATGTCCTGCCCGATAATGGGCGCTTCGGAAATCACCATACTGACCTGTTCAGCTGTGTTGGTGATCTTACTGCGGGTAAAAATCGGGGACACGTCGCCCAACCCAGCCAGCTTGCAAATCTGCTGAATAAAGGGCGTGAGTTGTGCCTCGAAATCGTCCGCATTGTGATTCAGCGGCTCATAGGCTGCGTCCAGATGGTCGTTTGTGCTATCTGCGCTTACACAATGCACATCCAGCCCGCCGAAGTCCTCATAAGACCGGCTGTGCAGCAGGTCAAGCAACGTACTCCGGGCCGTGACGGGGATTTCGGTGGTGTAGGGCTGCACCTTTCCGCCATCGCTGGTGTCGGCGTTGGCGACGTGGTAGAGGTTGAGCTGCTGCAAAAAGCCTTGCAACTCGTCCTGCGTCATGCCTCCAAAATTTTCGCACAGCCAGTAAATCTGCGCACAGTCCTGCAAATCGTTACAAAAGCCGGACATGACAAGGTCTGTGTTGTCGATGTAGGCTTTCAGCCCAACAAGCGTACTCTGGTGCAGGTCTGAGCCCCACAGCGGTACAATGGGCAGGGTGCCGTAATTGTCCTCTGTGACAAACTCTTCGCCGCCCACGTTGGTTGTAATCGTGGTCTTGAGGTATCCACGCTTTGCCGCAGCCTCTTGCAGCGGGTATGCGCCACGCGCCTGAGACTTGTACTCGGTGTATCCGTCTTCTTCGTACAGCACCACTTTTGTTGCCGCGTCCGGGTTGAGCTGCCAGTACCGTGCAGCCGCCCGCAGTGTGCCGGTGTCCTCGTCATAGAGCGGGGCAAGCTCGGTCAGCTTAAACACGTCCAGATGGTCGTAATTCCAAAATCCAAAGCTTTCGCCGTGGATGAGGGCAAAATACCCGGCCTTAAAAACCCGCTCGTCGAAGGTTGCGCCCAGCTTTAGCTTGTCGGTGTCATCGGCAAATGTGACGCCGTTGCCCAGCGAGTACGCCGCGCGCTGCTTGTTGAGCCTCCGGAACAGGTTGCTTTTGACCATATCCGGCCTCATGATGTCCCGGGTGTTGTTTGTCGCCCGCTTGAGCATCTCTGCATAGGCTGCGGCGAACTGCTCTGCGCCCGGGTTTTTCTGCCGGTCGTATAAATCAGCAGCCAGCGCGCCAGTCCTGCCCGCCACCTGCGGGGAAGATTTGTGCTGCTGGATGAAATCCCACAGAAAATCTGTGAGCCGCCCTTCCCGCTGGGCCTGCTGGAATGTCTGAAACGTAAATGTAGCCACTTTTTATCCTCCGGCCCGCTTGACAAGGCGCTTCGTGCGTACAAAATACCGGATAGAGTCCATACAGTGGTCGTTTTCCTTGATGACCACATCTTCTCTGTCCGGGTCCCATGCGTAAACGCCAAACTCCTGTATGGTGCGTTTACACTCTCTGTATATTTTTAATCTTCCGGTTTGGAGCATCGTCTGAACGTCCAGAATGCCGCTCAGAACGTCGTTGTTTGCCGCCTGAATCGGAAACCCGTTTTGCTTTAGCTCCGTGATAAGCGGCAGTGCAGACGGGTCAACGATGACCTTTTCTGGCTTTGTGCCGTTTAACCATCGCTTGAGGTCTGCAACATACTCGCCCACGGTCTTCTGGCGTTTCTGTTCGCGCCCACTGTAGTAATACTCGCGGGTCGCTATCCATGTGCTGGTGTCCGACTGCATCTGGAACAGTAAGAAAACTGTTGCGTTTTGCGTACCGAAGTCGCACGCCACATAGGCGCTCTTTGGTGACAGCTCCGGCAGCTTGTCAATGATATGCTTTTGTCGGTCAAACATATCGTAGACAAGGCCCTCGGCCACCGTCCACAGACCCAGAATGTAGCGCTGGTAGAAAACGCCGCTGTACTGGCTGCGGTAGCGCTCTTTGATGTCTTCGGAAAGCGATAGATTGTCGTCCATCGTAAAGTGGAGATACATCATCTTGCGGGAACGGCATTTCCGCACCCACTCCAGATAGAACCAGTGCTGCGGGCTGCCCGGGTTGCAGTTGAACCAGAACTTTGACTCGGTGACGGAACAGCGGGCCGTGGCCTGATTGACAAAGCTTTGCGGCATCAGGGCCACCTCGTCGAAGAATGCCCCGGCCAGAGTGATGCCCTGGATCAGGTCTTGGCTACTCTCGTCCTTGCCGCCGAAAAAGTAAAACTCGTTAACTTTGCCGCCCTTGCTGACGGTCATGCAGTTTTCTGCCCGATGCTCCTTGACGTTGTAGCCACGGGCTGCAAGCTGCTGTTTGAGCGTCCCCAGCACGTTACGTCGGAAGCTGGCAATGGTCTTTCCACACATGGCAAACTGCTGGCCGCTGTAGCAGGTCATAGCCCACTGGACGAACGAAAAGCTCATGGCAAAGGTCTTGCCCGAGCGGATAGCGCCATCGGCAATGATTCCGTTGTAACCGCTGTATGCGCTCTGCGGCGTCCACCAGCTCAGGACCTGCTTTTGCCGCTGGCTGAGGGCTTTCCAGCGAAAACCGTTACTTTTCCGCATTGTCGTCCTCTTCCTCTGGTAGCATCTCCACGTCATCCGGCAGGCTGAGGTCTGCTGCAGCACTCAAGGCCTCAATCAGGCCATCGTCCGGGGCGTCTATGTTGCTCTGGTCTCCCAGCATGGCAAACTTGTCCACGATTGTGCCAAAGGCCGTGGAAAGCTGCGGCAGTGTTGCTTCCGCGATCTTGTCTGGGTCAGCCATCGCTTTCAGGTACAGCCCGAGAAGCTCTTGTGCTTCTTCTTGCTTGCTCTCCATGTAAGAAAGCATGTCCTTCGAGTTTTCCCGCTTTTTTTGTGCACACAAGCGCGCACTCTCCGGGTCTTCCTTTACGACTTTCTTGACGGTCGCGTCCGAAACATCGTTCAGCTTTGCGGCTGCGCGGTAGCTTTGGAGCTGCACATAGTCCGCAACGATCTTCTTTTTTTGCTTATCTGTCAGCCGCCGTGCGCCCACCGCCACCACCTCTCTAAACTCATGCAAAAGAAAAACCGCCCGGAAAATCCGAACGGTCAGAATATCAAAATAAGAGGCCTTGCTTGTCGGGTGCAAAGCCTCTGCGCCCAGAACTTTCGCGGCTGGATGCTCCGCTATTGCACTCCCCGCTCTCGTCAGATCATGCAAGCACTCCCGGCAGGGCTCGAACCTGCAACATGCGGTTTTGGAGACCGCCGCTCTACCACTTGAGCTACCGGAGTATAAAACACCGCCCTTGGACTCGAACCAGCCAGCAATATCTCAGCTGACACGCGCTCCGTACTGCGCTCAGGCGGCCATATAAAACAGCCCTGGCGGAGAACCAGGGCTGTTGTTTGACGCACATCCCGTCGGGAAGTCTACCCACACCCTCAGGGATTCAAAGCTTTCTCTCGTGGCACGGGAGGTTAAGCGTGCAGCTTTGTGGGGGATGAGTCCATGCGCCATACGGTGCGATACGGCGGAATCGAACCGCCTCTTGTCTCTCGTGAGCGACAAGCTGCCTTTGTGTCAGTGTATCGCATAGAAGCAGCCCGCAAAACGGTGAAGGAGAACAGGAAAGCATGAAAACCTGTCACAAGGAAGGGACCGTTCTGGAGGCTGCGTGGCAAGCGGCTACCGCTTAGCGCTGAACCGCTTATTAGAATTTTACATCCAAGCTTGCAGACTTGAAAAGAGCTGACCCCTCCCAAAATCACGCTGTGTTTTCTTGTGCATGTTGTACACTTTGCGCGTCAGAAAATTCGTCCCATATCTCAGCCAGGGCCATGCATCCGCGTTTGATTCGCCGGTAGACCACATCTGACCCGCACACGCCGACTTCTTTTGCGATTTCCTTGTGAGACTTGCCCGTGACATAGTGCTCGCAAATCGCTTCGGCGCATTCCGGCTCGGCCATCAGGCAGTATGCCCGCCGGGTGGCCTCGACACGCAGATTGCACAGGTCCGTCTCCATCCTCTGAAGCTGTCGGCGTTCGGTGTCCAGCTGCTCTACAGCAAAGCCCACCTTGTCCCCATTGCCACCACCCGCAGGCATCCCGCTCAGGCTCTGGGTGCATTTTTCTGCCGCGTCCCGGATGCGCTGTATTTTTTGTTTCTGGGCTTCGATAGCTGCTGCAAGGTCCCGGCACTGCTGAAACCACGCCTTGACGGTGCGGTAATCCACGCCGCTGTCAGGCTTTGGTGTGTCAGTTTCAAGCGTCCACTTTTGGGTCATCTGAGTTCCTCCTTTTCTTCGATTTCGTCGCCCCACGCATCCCAACCAGGCACACGTTGACGGGCAAAAAGTTCAATGCGTGGCACATCCCCCAGCAAATCAACAATGCGCCGCCGTGTTTCTTCTGGTTTTACGCTGTGCGCTTGGATAGGTTCCTCAATAACCTGCCGCACGGAGTGGCTTTTTATCTGCTTTTTTGCGCAAAAGTCATGCGACACACCCAACAGACAAATTTCTGCGTTTGCTCTGGTGTACGCACCCATCCCAACGAAGTTTTTTCCGCATTTGTATTTTTTCACCCAAACAAAAGCAGCGGTTTTGTAAGTGAACCCCCAAGCATCCATAACTAGAAGTGCATCCGGGAGTGTGGGAAATGTTGCCCACATGAATAATAGGCATCCACCCCCCGCAAGCTGTTGGACAGGCAGAGCGCAAATATCATCGGTGGTCATAGTTTTGTAATGCTGGGCTGCGTACCCTTGTTTTTTACCAGCCGCTCCTTTTTGCAGATAGTTCCACGGTGGATCTGCGTATATGACGGAGTACTTTTTGTTTGGCAAGTCCATATCATCCCTCCATTTCCTCGATCCAGATCTCCACTCTGGGGTTTTGCTTGTCGTAGTCCACCCGGCTGCCATCGTGGGCGGCGACGATCTTACTGTTGTCGTCCTCCAGCACGCGGGCTTTCACCAGAATGTCTGTAGTCGCCTCGATGAGGTTTGCCAGATCGACCCGGCGGGCGGTCTTCATGTAGTATACGCACCGCACGTTTACACGGGCAGAGATGGGGCTGCGCGGCCTTTTAATTTGCCGCAGGCAGTCCGTCTCATAATTCACGTAGGCTTTGCTAGGGGCCACGAAGCGCCCGCCTGAGCGGCTTTTGAGGATGCGGGCAGAGTTTTTCTTGGTGCGCGGGTCGCCGTAGAGGGTTAAGTGCATTTTTTTCGTTCCTCGCTGTTCCACTGCTTGAGTGTTGGTGCGTAATGCCCGCACATCAAACAACAAAGTTCAGTCCCCGGGGCCGATAGCACTGTGAGCTTCTGATTAACTGACTCGATTTTCTTTCCCCATGCAAGAAATCTGCTCCCGCACTTTGGGCAAGGAAGAACAGTGTATGATTTTTTTGTCATTTCTCGTCCTCCACATAGCACCAGCTTTGCGGTGGTCGCTCAATCCTTACAGGCTCGTAACCGAATTTTGTCGCCCGCAGCCTTGTGAAATCGCTCAACGGCCGCGGGTGATCGTAAATTTTCAGGTCGGAAATGTGCCAGCCACAGCTCTTGCATCTTAAATAGTCTGCAATATAGTCACGGTCCATACAGGCTTGTTCTTCCACGTCGTCGGGTGCGTGGCAGATTGGTGCAAGCTCCCAGATTTTATCACAGGTAAACTCGCCAATAACCGCACCGGCCATGTGGGGAGTTTTCGTTCGGTATATGTAACACTTAAACGGAGCATGTACCGCCTTCGGATTCGTTCTGCGCACCTCCACGGTTTTCTGGCCTCTGGAAATAAGTTCACACCAGTAGGATCGGATGCTTAAAAGCACAGCTTTCATGCTCATGTCTCTCCCTTCAGTAATTTGCATCAATCAATCTTTTATCACTCATTTCTGTTCTCCTTTCAGCCAGTCGTTCAGCTTTGCCATGCAAGAGGGGCAAAGCTCATAGTCATCGCCGTACATGGCATATTTCTCCCAATGCTCGCCAGTCACTACCTTTCTGATGGTATTCCCACCATCTCCACCAAGCGATTTATACCAGTCATAAATTTTGCCGCAGCGGTCGCATCTCCACACATGGTCGGGCCGGCTGGCCCACTCGTCCATCAGCTCGGATTTGGTTTTTGGTTTCATCTGCTTACCCCCATTGCTCGGCCATTGCTTTTGCGATTCCCGGAAAAGTTTTGGCTCTGTTTTTCGCCCGATCAGCCGTAAACATCCCCTTATTTTTCACATCGTGCTTATGACTATACGAGCCGGACGGACACCATGTAGCAACAGGCTCTACAATGTCGGTTGGAATCAGCGGCGGCAGACCTTTGAGCCAAAGGCAGGTTTTCTTTGTGTACGGATGCCCGAACTGGTACGGTTGTATGCTCTGTGTATACTCCGGCAAGCAGAACACCCGGCTTGGCACTGGGTTCTCTATGCAAATCCGTGGAACATCTGCCCACCAGAAACGCATGAACAGGTCTCGGCCTTGAATGCCAAGCATCACACGGTCTGCCTGAAGCTCATGCCCTTTCCAAAGATGCCTTGCTCCGGCGTTGCTTAGATAAGTGCAGGGCGGGTGTGCAATGAGCAAATCCCACTTTCCGACTTCATGCGCCACGCCGTCCATCGTTACGATTTGCCCACCCTCAATGGCCTTGAGCGCATCCCCGAGAATGTGCCACTCAGGATGTCCGCCGGACGGCTCCTGAATATCGCAGGAGTAGGCTTCGTGGCCTTTTGCCCGAAACGCTTTGCAAACTTCCTGCGATTCCTCGCAGGCAATAAGCACTTTCATCTGTCCGCTCCTCCGTTCGCTCCCATGTACTTCTTGCGTCCACGTTCCCGGTGGCGGTCTTCGTGGTCGTAGTGGTAGACCTTGCCTGTGTCCAGCATCTCTCGGGTGTAAGCGGCTTCTGCGCCGCGCTGGCGCTTGAACTCGGCGTACTTGGGGCATGTGTCGTGGCATACCGGGTGCCGTGCAGGGCAGTCTTTACACGGCGTCATCGTCATTTTTCGCGTACCTCGCTTCCAACCGCTGCTTCCATTTTGCACCCGCAGCGGCAACAATAAACATGGTCCGTATGCCGGTCGAATGTTGTAAAAACCTCTTTGCGTCCGCAGTTCCCGCACTTGCACTCCGCGCCATCTGCCATGCGCCGCACAATAACCCACTTCGCCGTCGGTCGCAAGCTCTCCGGGGCAATGGTGGGCGTATCGTTAATGACATCCAGCACTTGGCACAGCACCGTGTATATCATCATGTGATACGTGCCGACGCTGTGCCTGTGCAGCTCCTGGCATCTGGTTTTCCAGTCTTGGATATGCTGGCAAAGCGCATTTGCGTTAATCAACCTCACTTCATCCATTTTTCAACGCCTCCGTCCTCACCGGTTTGATGTCCCGATACTCGGGGTAATGGTCGCCCGCCAGCTGGCAGGCCCTGAACTCTGCCGCAAACTGACTCGCGGCGTTGATGCGGTATGTAAGCGCCGCGTTCCCGTACGGGCCGCTGCACTCTACGATGACTTTGTATCTAGGCATTTCGTCCTCCGTTCTGGTTTGCCTGCCCAAGAAGCTTTCTTTCTTTCCTGGACTTGAGCATCCGGGTGCGGGCAGCAAGGCAGTGCTTCGCCAGCATCTGCTCACCCTGGGCCTTTTCGATGGCCTTTTTCCACGCCGGGAGAAGCTGGCTCTGCCAGCTACACTCCGAAATCACCTCGTGGAATGTCTTATAGGCCATCTTATCCGGCACATCCTTGAGCGATGAGTTCGCCCAGATCTCCGCGATACTTGCGCGGTTCTCTGCGGTCTGAAGCCGTCCAAAATAGGCTTCAGCGTCCGCAAGGAGCTTTGTCATCATCTCCACTGTCACGGTTTCACCCCCTTGAAAATATTTGCGTATGCTTCTGCGGTGCTTTCTGTGGCTTGTTTCCCGCGAGGCTGCTCTTGTCGGCGCTGCTCATTCGCTGCCACGTCCCCCGGGGTGCGTATCCCGTCCCGCTGCCAGCCATACAGGATGCCGTTGATGTAGTTCCACGACCGCTTGCCAGCTTCTGCGGCCTTGTCGATCGCCAGCAAAATCATCTCCGTGCTGTACTCCTGCCGCCATTTTTGCAGTTTTTCCAGTGCCGAACGCGGGAAGTCGCCGATAGCACGTTGGTAATGCTGGACGATTTTTGATAACTCCATATCAACGGCGGCGATGTTATCGCGCTTTACAACATCTACATCCCCATCTACATCTACATCTCCATTTACATCTACATCTACAGTTATTTTTGTTATGTCGTCATTAACATTGTTATCGTTTGTTATTTTTGTTATGTCTTCAGGCTTTCCCCAGCGCTTTGCCATACCGCGTTTTCCGGCGTTGCTGCGTTTCTTGCGGGTTTCATCCCATTTTTCAGACGCCCGTTTTACGTCGCTGCACATAAATTTCCAGTTGCCCCGCATCCCGCGGTCTGAAAATTCGGGCTCTTCTCCGGTTTTGGCATACCGTGCAAGAGCTCGCATCAACTGCCCAACCTCTGCGTCGGAGTATTCTTCCAGCGCGTCGAACCAGCTCAGATACGCCACAAATGACTTTTTATCGCCCTGCGCCACTCAATCACCTCCTTTACACGCCCGTATAGCCAGATAGCACAGCTCTCGGCTTAGAACGGGAGGTCTTCGCTGTCGTCGATGACCGAAAAGTCGTCTGCGCTGCCCTGCGAATACTCCGGTACGTTCTGAGACTTCTGCGGGGCGCTGTGAGCGGTGTTTGCTTCGCGCACATGATTTTCCGTCTGCTGGTCGAAATCGCGCACAGCGGGCTTCTCTGCGGACTTTCCGCCGCAAAAGCTCACCTGCGACGCAAGAACCTCGGTAGCTGTGCGGTTGTTGCCGTTCTTGTCCTGGTACTGACGGGTCTGCAAGCTGCCTTCGATGGCGATCATGCTGCCCTTATGGAAATACTTGGAGACGAACTCGGCGGTCTGCCGCCACGCGGTGACGTCGATAAAATCGGCCTTGCGCTCTTCGCCCTGCCGGGCAAAGCCGCGGTCAACCGCGATGCGGAAGCTGCACACGTTGGTGCCGTTCTGGGTGGTCTTGAGCTCCGGGTCGTAGACCAGACGGCCCATCAATGCTACGATGTTAAGCATGAGCAGCACCCTCTTCCTCGGCGTCGCCGTCGCCCACCTCATAGTCGATGTTTGCGCCCATCAGAACTTCCGGACACTCAGCGCGGGCAAAGTAAGCGGCGGCGCGGTACTTGAGCATCATTTCGGTCATTTTGGGCCAGTAGCTGCCATTCTTGTTCCACCACCCGGCATCCTTTGCCATCTTGACCGTGACTTTCGGGCCTTCAACCTTTTCGCCGGTGAGCTTGTCCACGCCGATCAGGCGGCAGCCCCAGTTGTCGGTGCCTTCTTCGCCCTCCATGCGGTAGCGGGTGCGGCCTGCAAACTGGCCGCTGTTGTCGATGAGGGCTTTGCAGCTCTTGCCGCTCCATGTGGGCATACCATGGACGACGTAAAGGTTCTGCATGACAAAGAGATGAGAAACGCCCATGCGCAGGGCCATCTCGCAGGCGATAGCGCACGCGCCGGGATTGCCGGTGTAGGTCTGGGGCAAGAAGCCCTCGGGAAGTTGCGCCATCGCGGCGGCTTTGGACTTTGCAAGCATCCAGTTGCGCTCGTCAATGGTCAGGCCCTGCACCTTCTCGGCGTAGCTCTGACGCGGCGACTGAGCGGGTGCAGCGGGCGCAACAGGCGCAGGCACCTCGACACTCTGAACGACAGCTGCATTCTGGTTGAGCATCTCGATAGGGGTCTGGTTTTTCTCAGGCATGATGAATTTCCTCCTCGGTAAATTTAATATCGATGATATTTGCGTAACGCTTGATGGCGTCAAGCTCGGATTTGGTGCAGCGGAAGACGAGCTTCCGGTCGCGGGGCTCTTCTCTGCGAGTAAATCGGGCGAAGAAATCGTCATCGTACTCGTCCAGTGTGTAACCATTACCGTGGCCAACGCCCGGCTGCACAAGGCTGACAGTGTAGGGGTTCTGCGCCGGGCCTTTGTAGTTGTCCGGCATCCCACGAATGACGGCCTCCCGTAGCATGGTGCGGTACTCGGTCATGTAACAAAAATCTATGGATTCATACGGCTCAGGCATGATTTCTTCGCCAGCAGCGGCATGAACGATGTCGATGAGGCACATGAGTTCCCCGACCCGACGATAAATCGAGTCGATTGTGCGGCGGGTCTCCTGACTGCCCAGCTGATGGCTTCGGGCGAAGCTGGTGAACAGAGCTACAGCATAGTTGACGTCGCTGGTGAGTTTGTTGCCGGTGCTGATGAGTCGGAACAGCACATTGTCGTTCCCGACGTACTGGAAAATGCCCTCGGCCTTGTTGGAAAGGTCTTTGATGCGGGCTCTGCGGGCTAGCGTCTGACTCATGTGTATCACCTCCCGTAAATCTTGCGGCCCGAAGAATCCAAGACGTCGATATGGTCATAAAGCGGCCAGTTTTCGTCCGCCCAATGTTGAGCCTGCACACTTGATAACACGGGGTCAAAACCGGCAAAAACCAGTTTATCGCATCTGCCAGGATCCCCTTTATGGTAAGCATGGCAGAAGAATGAAGCCTGCTGTTTTTGAGCTTCATCCCGATGGATGTGCCGCAGCCGCTCCGGCTGGCGCTTATGCCAGCGAATCTCTGCGGCTCGCATATATCTACCGTTCATATTCCTGTTTCCTTTTTGTCTTTTTGCAGTAACGGCGAAGTGGAGGGAGACAGTCAACCTCCGCGCGATCAATGCGCTCCTGCTCAAAAATGTACTTGTGCGGGCGCTTTTTTTCATGGCGTCGATGTCCAACGGAAGACACAAAGCTGTTGGCGGTCTTGTATCCAAGCTTCGCAGCGCACATGGCGGACGTTCCAGCAGCCACTACCTCACCGGTCTTGGCGCTGTACACGGTGTACCATGTGATATAGTGGATGTAATCAGCCATGTGCAACGTCCTCCGCATCGTGGAGGGCTGTGAGCAGCCCATCTGCTGCCGCGCTATAGACCTCTGATTTTTCCCGGCAGATGACCCGCAGCCAGATGTCTCCCGTGAGCGCGGACTCCGTTGCAAGCCGTGTGGCTGTTTTCAGGTGTTCTTCGGCCTGCTGCCGAATCAACTCTTCCAGCTTCATGCGCCCTTCTCCTCATCCTGCGGATACTCCGGGTTCCGGGCATGGTTGCGGACGATTTTGCCGTAGCCGCTGTGCTTATATCGTTTGCTGTCCTCATGCATCCCATAAAATGACATTGTCAGCCCGGCAGTGGATGCAACAATAATCCAAGGTGCGGCATGCGCAGCCTCGGCGATGTCCCAGCCGCCCCAGTAGGTCAGCGCAACGGCCATCAAAGAGCAGGCCCAGCGCACAACCTGCACCGCGCCGATGATTGCCAGTAAAGCCAGCCCATCCAGCGCTAAGATGAGTCGAAAATTCATCGGTTTCTTTCTCATTCTCTCGGTTCCTCCTTTGTATAAACCTTTTCGAGCTTGTAAAAGTCCTTCACCCACGCCATAAAACCGGCGCGGGAGATGTCCGGGCAAGGCTCTTTTGTTCCTACGGACGGGATCGCCCAGCCGGTAAACAGCCCCGCCTGGATCTGTGCTCCCAAGACCTTTTCGGTCTTTGAGATGTTGTTGTCCCGAAGGATCTGGACGCATTCGCCTATCGTAAGGCTCGGCTTCTGCATGGCGTCCTCCTTTCTATCAATGTCTCAGCACAACATTGGACGAATGAACCAGATAGGTCACGCCGTCAATCTTCACTTGCAGCTGGTCGCCCTCGTAATCGTCCCAACTGTCTAATCTCCCCTCGACAATCGTTCCATCAGGCATTTTCAGCTGCGCCCATGAGTAGCTATACGTCAGGTCTATCACCTGCTTATTGCATCCGGCCATCAGCAAAGCGCTTGCCAATACGGACGCTACGCCTACAATAACTTTTTTCATGCTTATATCTCCTTAACAAGCTTCCCGGAGGTGGTGGTGTTCCTCTGGGCAGCGGCTGCGGCAAACAAACTGGTCTGGCCGTTGGTCTGCTGGATCAGCATCACGGTGTTGGTGCTGGGCTTCCAGCGCTGGATATACTCCACGGCTTCATCGAAGCGCTTGCGGGGGATGTTGCCCACGCTGTTTACCCTGAACCAGTCCTGCACATCGTGGTTGCACTCGCTGTACACCTTGCTGCGCACGTGGTTGTCAATGTAGGCCGGGGATTCCTCATCGCCAAGAGCACCGATCACCGCCCGGCTGATGCTCTTGCGCAGCACACGCTGCTGGTTGTAGTCCACCGTCATGGTGTTCTCTAGCGCCGTGAGCCGCTCTTCCTGCCGCTGGGTGCGGTTGTCAAGCATAAACAGCGCCTGCATCTCCTTGCTGAGCTTGGGCATCATGTAGCTGCCCGTCTTGCGCAGGGTAGGCAGCACCTCGCTGGTGACCCACCGCTTAAACCGCACCGCCCCTTCCAGCTTGCTGCCAAAAATCAGGCTGTAAAGGCCGGACTCGTTGATAACGGTCACTTCCTGACTTCCTCCAAGGGTGTCACATTTTGTTACCCCCTTGTCCTGCTCGTCAACGTGGTCAATCAAAGCCTTGCGATGATTGCTGTAACCCAGCGCCGCCGCCACGTCCTTGCCCACAAACCACGGCTCGCCGTTCTGGTCTACCGTGCGGATGCTGCCAAACTCGGGGTTGCTGAAAATCTGTAATTCGTTCAAATCGTTCACTCCTTTTAATAAAATGTCTTCTCTTTGCTGTGCCATCGCAACGCAACGCCTGACCGCTCTTTGCCATGCCATCGCTGCGCAAATCACGGCATTTCTTCTCTCTGCCATGCCAATGCATCCGAAGCAAAACCTTTCCACAGCGAATCGTCACGGTGCACCGCTTTTCCTTCGCAAATCACATCAGCGCTTTTCTCTGCCATTCCTTTGCTCTACCATTCGCTACGGCGCCGTACCATGCCCTCGCTCTGCTTTTCTCCGCTTTTCCTTCGCCTTGCCTGTCTGTGCTTCTCAGTGCCGCTGCGATGCGGTAGGTCGCAACACGCTACCACTGCACAGCAGTTCACCTCATAGCCGTTGCTATGCACCTCTCAGCCTTGCTCTGCCCTTGCTCTGCCTCTCTTTACCTCACGACGCTATGCCATTGCTTCGCTTTGCCATGCTTCGCCTTTGTCGTGCGTCGCGACGCACGGCCAATCGAACCTCAGCCTTGCCTCCGCGAATCAGGGCCGTCAATGCCATGCCGTTGCGCTCAGTCCTTCACCTCATAAGCGATGTAGGTAAAGCGGCCCTTTCCGCTGTTGCGCCACTGGCCGATGCCGCGCAGGATGCCATAATCCAGCCACTCACGCACAACCTTTTCGTGGCTGTCGTCAAGGAGGATTACGTCAAACTCGCAGGTGCTACCCGCCGGGATCTCCTCACTGTTGGCAAGGCTCACGCGCTCGCCCTGTGCGGTCTGAGCACGCAGCGGACGCTGGCAGTCGGTAATCTCACCGTTCACGTGAATGGGAATCATGCGGGGCTGAATGAAAATCAGGCCGTCAATGACCTTCTTGTAAGCAGTCAGCTTGCCGCTTTCGTTCACGGCCTTCTTCTTGCCCGTCTCGGTCTTGCCGCCGATGCGGGAAAGCATACCGCAAGCATCCTTAAACATGCCTTTGATCTGGTAATCGTAAAAAATCGGATTGCCGTCCGGGTCACGCGGGAAAACGGTCATGCCCTTGTCAGCTACCGCATCAGGGCCAAGAGCCGCGACTTCATCCTCGATGGTTGCAGCATCCGGCGACTTGCTGGCGATAAACTCGCGGGCCACATTGGGGTTTGCGGGCCATGTACCCAGCACCGGCTCAATAAACGTAGCTTTCACATGCAGTTTTTTCATCTTTGTAACCTCCAAAATAAGTTTGTATCCTTACGCCACGCCGTTATTCTCGGTCTGGCGGTCGTTCTTGCGCACCGCGGCCATGCCCGGCTGGCTTCCGGGTGGTTTCGGCCCCTGCCACAGGGCCATCATCAGGCGGGTCATTTATCCATGAGCTTTTCCTGCTCGTCCAGCATCTTGTAGGTGATACCGGCCTCGCGCAGCTGTGTGCCGCGCCGCTTGTCCGCCTGCAAGTTATACAGATACCGACGTCGGCGATACGCCACGCGGGTGGCCTTCTGGGCCAGGCGCACGTCCGGGTCATCCCGGAGCAGCGCAATTTGCTGTTCCACCTCTTCGTCCGTCAGAGTGTGACGGTGGCTCTTTACTTCTTCCATCGCTTAGCCCTCCAGCTCTTTCAGCAGCTCGTACAACTCTTTAATGTGTCTCTCGTAGTACATCCCGCCCTTACGGCTCCCACTGTAGCGGGAGTAGGAGATCTTCCAGCGGCGAATCTGCTCTTTGCAAGCAGCCACCGGGTCTGCTGCGGATTTGATTTGGTCGATGCTCATGCGCTCCATGTCTTTGTCCTCCTCTCAAGCCTGAAATGCCGTTCATTCAGGCTTTCCTCCTTCTTCATCGTAGACCACAAGCTCGTTCAGTGTGACCTTGAAATACTTCGCAAGCTTGAGCAGCTGCGAGATACTGGGGCCGTAAATCGAGCGTTCCCACTTCCCGATTGCGCCGTTGCTCAGGCCTGCCGCCGCCTCCAGATCGGTGCGGCTCAGCCCGTGCAGCTTGCAAAACTGGTCGATTTTTGAAACATTCACTAGCAATTCTCCTTTCCGGGCTTGAAAATCACTAGAAAATATGCTACTATGTAGTTGCGAGGTACAAAGTGAATAAAATCTAGCGTCTGCCCGATATAATATTGTCAGGGGCTTTGGTTTTGCTTGCCCTGTGCTTAGTATTATACTAGCCAAGTGGCTATTTTGCAATAGCCAATTTGCAATTTAGTGAACATTTGGCTATTTTTACAAAATGGCGAGGTCTTTTTTATGCGAAATGTGGAGAGGGCTAAAAAAATCGCTACTGAAAAAGGAATCAATGTTTCTTTTGTATGCAGAGAGGTCGGAAAAAGCCGTGGCTATATTTCGCAAATGCTAGTAAGTGGGCGTGACTTCCCGGATGAAATGCTAGCGCCAGTAGCCAATGCGCTAGGTATCACGGTCGAAGAACTCACCGGTGAAGAGCAAAAAGAAAAGCCCAGCACCCCGGAGACGGTAAGCCTGAGCGGCCTGTCTCCTGAAGATGCTGAGCTTGTACAAAAGATTCTGAACGCTTCGGAAGCGAAAAAGAACGCGATCCGGGAGCTGCTCTGAATCAGCTGTTTAGAATATCGAGGACTTTCTGACGAAATGCAGGGTCACTCTTAAGCTTTTCGATGATTTTTCTGATTTCGTCCGGGCTAAAAGATGTGTCCTGCATTTTGCTTTGTCCTCCTTATATAATTGTTATGTGTGAGGTGTTGCGGTATGGCACGAGGCGGCCGCAGGAAGGTATCTATTTATACTCAGCGAGACCGCGCAAACAAACGGTGGCTTAAAAAAGTCGGGAAGGCAATCACGCCAAGCAAACGCACACAACGTGCAATAGCAGAAGCTATATTTTCTCCCGTTCCTTCTAGCTCTACAATTCAGAAAAGAGCGCCGTACAAGCAAGCACCCGTAAAATGGAAAGACGCAAGGCCTACGCTTTTGCAATGGGCTGGTTGCTTTGCTATTGGTTTAATTTGCTTGTGTCCCATACTGAGCATCTGGAAACCTTCTTTCAATATTTCAGAAATTTCCCTTTTGTTCGTCGCTTTCTTTGCCTTTCCTTTTTTGGTTGCAGCACTTTGCGTTGTCGATTATAACAAAACCAAATACCGCTCTTATCATTCAGAAGACACCGCAGCTGCTCCAGATACTTTTGATTTTCCTGCAATGGAAAGCATTGATAAGATCACCCCAGAAGAAACAATAGCAGAAATTGACCGGATGAACGCCAAGATTTTCATGGATGAATTTCAAGATTCCCTGAATATCATGCAGAAAACGGCAGACCCAGATACTTTTTTCTCTCGGTATGACCTTGCTTTGGAACGTCTCGACAACATGATAGAGCTGCAACAGAAGGGAATAAAATTCACCTGTGACCTTCCAACCTTGAAAGCTCAGGCGCTCGACCCGGAAACCACTGCTGAAACCGTAAATGTGCTGATAGATAATGCCTATGCAAAACAGGCCCAGAAACTTTCCGGTCTCAAGACTGAGCGTGGCCGCTCAAACTCTACGCAAAGATGGTATGCATCTTTTGAGCCGTTTTTAGACCGAATGCCACTCCGATCTAAAACGTATCTTGAAATGAAACACACCGCTTTGCAAGAGGTGTAACCAATGGATTTATTTACAGCGTTTTCGTTTATGAATGGCGAAGAACCACCCATTCCGGCAGAAGAACAAAAGTATTATCAAGAACCATCCTACTATAAGGATTATGTTCCGTCTTTTGCTCTTGATGCCGTGAATGGTATGCGTCGAGTGATTCCGTTTGCAGAGCAGATGCAAAATCAACCCTCTACCGCGAATGGATTGTACCGAACCGAAATTGCATTGCTGAAATATTGCTCATACGGGACATATCCGCACCCGAGATATGGTTATCCGGGGCTTTGGTGGTTTGAGTACGGCATAAAAAATGTTGGCTATCATCTTCAAACGCTGGAAAAGCGTGGCTTTATCCAGATGAATGAAAAAGGCAAGTATTTTTTAACCGAAAAAGGGAAGTCTGAGCTCGACTCCAACATTTCGATGCTCGATATGTAGGTCACAACCGCATTATACAACCGTTGATTGTATCGCGTCAAGCGCGTTTAATCGCTCAAAAATGCGCGAAAAATTTAGTATTTGCGCTGAATCGCTGAAATTTACGCTGACTTTTTGCTAAATACGCGCGTTTTGCGCGAACAACGTGCAAAATATGTACGTTGCTATCCGTGGTTGCAAGGTTGTTGCAATTTTTGCAACAGTTCAGCGGCAAGCTCCCCGCCGGGCGCGTCTGCTGCGGCCTTGAGCTGCCGGATGTCCCCGGCCTTGCGGGTCACAAAAAGTCGAGCCCGGGCCTGTCCCTCGGGCGGCATATCCTCATAGCAGGCCAGCGCGGCGCGGATGTGGGTGCAAAACAGCTTCATCTTGTCCATCTTTAGTTCTCCCAAGGTTCAGGTGTTCGGGCCGTGCCAGTCAAAATGGTGGCAGGCATCCCGTCAATGATGGTCATTTCGTTTTCTTTGCCGTTTCTTTGCTCGAAATCCATTTTATTTCACCTCTGTTTTTGTTCAATTTGTCCAACTTGTTTTAGATTTTACCATTTTATGGGAAAACTTGAAGGACTTCCGCTCTGTCGAGTGGCATGGGTTTTTCCCATGTCACTTTTTGTTTTTATGGCATGGAAATTTGTGAGGTTATAATTGATGAGCTACTTTACTGCGGAAAAGCTTGGTGTCGCATTGGCGCGGGCCAGAGTCGCGGCAGGCTTGAGCCAAGTCGACATGGCCCGCCGGATCAACAAGGGAAAGGCTACGATCCAGAGCTGGGAGTGCGGGGCGTCCAGCCCACCAGCTGACAAGATAATGGACTGGTTCGAGGCTTGCGGGACTTCTCCGCTCCCCGCCATGCAAGAAATGCTGCACCCAGAACTTTATAAAGAGCCCGTACAGCGCAAATCAGACGAAGAGCTGGATGAGGCGCTTACAGAATACTTTCGCACAGCGCCGCGAATTGTAAAAGAGATGGTGCTGTTTATCCTTTTGGGCCGACATGGCAGTTATCCACCGGCGGTGTTTGCTGAGGTGTGCGCAAACCTGCACACTCCCTTGCAAAACAAGGTATCCGTCTGCGGCCAAATACTGGACAATTACGGGTTTGCCGTGGCTACAGGAACAGACCCGATCCCGTGGGAAGTCCAGCCTCCGGTGAGTCTGCTGCAGTCGGCATACCAGGCGGGAAAAGAGGCCGCGAAGAGCGGCGAGGCCGACTATACCGCAAAGCGAGGTGAAGAGCTTTGAAATGCATTCGCGCCTGCTGCCGTCGGGAAATACCGGATGATGCATCTTTTTGCCCCTACTGCGGCAAGAAGCAGCCAGAAGCCGCCCCGCAGCAAAGAAAAAAGCGCCGCCGCCCAAAGGGCAGCGGCAGTGTATATAAAAAGGCTGACGGAAATAGAAGCAGACCGTATGTTGCCGTTGTTCCATCGGAGGATGGAGGCAAAACAGTTCTTGGACACTATGCATCTCCCGGGGAAGCCATTCAGGCCCTGGATACTTACAATGCTCAGAGGACACCGGCAGAGCGCTTAAAATCCACTTTTGCAGAGATCTACAGAAGATGGAGCGCTACGCACTTTAGTAGCATCGGTGAGGATACAAAAGACGGGTATGTAAGAGCTTACAGCAAAGCTGAAAAACTTTGGAACGTCGAAGTGCGCACTCTTAAAACGGAAGATTATCAAAAAGTTATTGATGAACTTTCCGCAGACGGAAAATCTCGAAGCCTATGCGAAAAGCAAAAAGGTTTATTTCGGCAGTTATGCATATATGCCATGAAGCAAGATATTATCAACCAAAACTATGCTGATGGGTTAGAGCTGCCCCCAGCGCCAGGCCCAAAGGAAAGGATCCTTACGCCGGAAGAGACAGCTAAAATCCGAGCCATTGCAGACGATCCTAGAAACGGAATGCACTTAACGGCGCAGATCGCAATGGTTCTTTTATACACCGGAATGAGAATTGACGAGCTTCTTTCTTTGCCCAGAGATAATGTTGATTTAGAAAACGGCAATCTGACCGGTGGCGAAAAGACTGCTGCTGGAAAGGGGCGCTTTATTCCTATCTTAAACCCGATCAAGAATATTCTTGCAGAATGGATGCTGTTGAGCATCGGAGAAAAATATCTTCTTCCCACTGAAAGCGGAAACAAAAAGGACAAAAACAATGTTGAGCATTCTTTCCGTAAGCTGATGCTTGATCTTGGAATAAACCAAGCTGACACTCCGATTAGAGACCGCATTACCCCCCACGCCTTGCGCCGCACTGCAACTACCCTTCTCGTTGAAGCAAATGTGGCGCCTACTGCAACAAAAAAGATTATGGGACACACAAATTTTTCCACCACTGCAAGATATTACGTTGCTCACCGTCAGAAATTCCTCACCGATGAAATGAAAAAAGCTGAAAGCCTTTTTGAAGAACGTGAAAACGAGGAAGACTAAGCGGAGTTTCGTGGTAGCTTATTTGGTAGTTTATCACACCGTTTCAGGTCTTTTTGCATCACTTTTTCACAAAAAATAACGCATAGACGAATCACTTTCATCGTCTATGCGTTATTTTTTGGAGCTGGTGACAGGAGTTGAACCTGCAACCCACTGATTACAAATCAATATATTTATTCGATATAACGATTTATTTTTATAAGTTGGTTGCTTATTGGTTTCTTATTATGTCAGAAATCTTCCGCATGACCAACTCATACTCTTTTGGGTATGCAAGCTTTATGGCGCTCATGTGCTCGTCAAGCACCCGCATCAGACCGCCAAAAGGAACAGAGCTGGCAGCCGCAACAAAGTCGCTTTGCGGTTCCGTTGCTGTGGAGTACGCCGCCGCATAAGTCGCAGGCGGCAATGCCTGGGTCTGCGTTTCAGGTGCGCGTGCTTCCTCCAGCTCGTCCCGCACGGTGCAGAGGGCGGCAAGCTTATTGACACTCTGCCAGCTTGTTTCCTCGCACTTGAGCTTGCGGATATGCTCGTTGATCTCGTCAATGTCCATACTTGCCGCCCTCCTCACTTATGCATTGCGCAGAATGTCCGCTGCGCGTTTGTAAGCGTCTCGCTCTGCGCCGGTGGCGTCCTGCATCATGTCCTCAATGTCAGAGATCATGCGATCACGGCCATCCGTGCGGGAGTAGTGTCCGCGCACATAGTGACGGCCTCGGTTGGCATAGCTGTTGCCCCGGTTGTAACCGTTTCCGGCATCATGGCCGAAAGTCCCGCGCATGTCAGCTTCCCACTCGCCCGCACGGCTGTACTCGCCGCCCTCGCAGTAGTCCTCGATGCGGTGGATGTCCAGAATGATGTCCACGATCTCGCCGATCATCTCAACATCGCCCGGAGAGCGGTTCTTTTTGTCGGTCAGCTCCATGAGCTCGTCGCACATCTCATCCTTCAAATGATTCAGTTTATCCAGCATGACTTTATCTCCTTTCTTATGCTACCCGCTCAACGATCAGATTGCTGTTTGCAATGCCGACTGCCTGCGTACTGGTGTTTTTAACCGCCACGGTCACGCAGCAGCCACGCGGCACCTCGATGAACGCAGCCACGAAAACATTGAAGTAATTTTCGACTGCCGCCGGGGTGACAATCGCCGTTGCGCTGTTCAGCGGCTCGCCAGCGATCGCCAGCGCTACAGAGATAGCCCCGGCAGTGCCACCGGTAGGTACCGCGATGTTTCCGCCAAAGCTCACCTTGAAGCGGGCTTTGCACTGGTTTGTCAGGCCGCGCAGGGTCACGATACCCGCGCCCTCACGATGGACGATGCAGGCCGGGCCTTTTACGGCAGTCTCTGTCAAGGGAAGATTTTCCCCGGCGGATACCGTCACGATATTGGGATTCGTAAATTCAGCCATTTTATCGGCTCCTTTCATAAATAAAAGCGCCGGGACTTCTGCCCCGGCGCTCTGGTTTGCAAAATCAGCTCAGGGGCTGAACAGGCTACAAATTGTAGTCAGTTGCCGTTATTTGGTTATGCGCAGCCGTTACAGCCGCATCCGGTGCCACAATTACCGTACTGGTACGGCGCAGGAACCGGGAAGGCAGGAACGGGACGCGGGTTGTAGTAGGCCAGCTGACCGCTCATGTATGCCTTGAGGGTCTCGTTCTGCGCCGCCTGGGAAGCTGCAAGCTGAGCCGCAAAGAGCTGCTGGCTCTGCTCCGCGATCTTGGCGTCCTTTGCCTCGATGCGCTGAGCTGTGAGAGCGTCCAGGATAGCCCGGGCGTTCTGGTTCTGGTTGTCTACGATGTCCCGGGTCGCGTTCTGCACGGTGTTCCGGGTCTCGCAGGACTGGGTAGCCAGATTGTAGTTGACGCCCTGGATAGCAGACCGGGTCTCACAGCAGCAGTTCTGCTGCTGCATCTGCATCGCAAAGAGCTGCTGCATGAATGCCGCCTGCTGATTTGCACGGCTGATTTCGGCGGACATGAAGCCGTTACTCACGGTCTGCTGGACGCCGTTGATGAGCTGTGCCTGCTGGTAGAAACCGTCACACATACCGTTGTTTACGCCATCGATCTTGCGTTCGATGTTGGCGAAGTCGCTGGTCAGGATGTATCCATCCACGACGCCGGCGCCGGCACCGGCGCGATTGCCGCCCCAGTTACCACCCCAGCCGCAGAAGATGAAAAGGAAGAGCACGATGATCCACCACGAACCATCGCCGCCAAAGCCAAAGCCATTGCCATTGTTGGTATTGGCGGGCTGCACCGGCATAGTCAGGCCGATGTTGTCAGAAGAAAGAGACATTTTGTACTCCTTTCGAAATTTTTGGTAAAAAGTGTATCTCGACCGTGGCCACGGTTACGACTTAGTGTAAAAACTGCTGGAACTGCTGAGCCATTGCCTGAAGCTGGTTGAGCTGGTCTTGGCTCATCCGCCCGGATTGCAGGAGCTTTTGCACCTCTTGCTTTGGATCGCCCTGAAAATTAGCCTTGAACTGCTGGAACTGCTGCATCATCTGGCCGAACTGGTCCATAGGGCCGGGCATGGATGATGCTTTGCCGCCGCCCAGTGCATTAAAAAGAGGATTTGCCATGATCACTTGACCTCCGTTTCGGTTTTTGTGGGCTCCTGCTTTTCCAGCGCTGCACAGCGGGCTGCCAGGGCGTCAAACTCTACCCTGGTGACAAACTCCCCGCCGGGCTGTTGGACGGCCTGAGCGGGCATCTTAGCTGCCGTGGTGCGCTCCTTGTAATCAAAGGCCCTGAGCGGCAGCGGCATTCCGCTTGCGTCCGTGCTCTTGATGTAAAAGGCGCTGTTCTCGCTATCCATCAAGAGCACGCTGTTCCCGGCGGCTACCATGTAGGCTTTTGCGCCCTCTTCGCCCTGCACCCAGATGATAGGAGGCGTAGATGGGGAGCTTTGCCCTGTCGGTTGGCTCATCATGGGCGGCTGATACCCGGCATTCTGCCGCAGCTGCGTGAGCTGGTCAGGCATAGGCTGCCCGTAGTAGTTTGGCATTTGATAGCCATATGGATTGTACGGCATCGTTTAGTCCTCCTTGTACCAGTAGTAGATCGGGCATTCCGCGCCGCTGTCCCAGCTGTCCCACCACTTGCCATCGATGACGGCCAGAACGTGGCCGGAGCAGCCCAGTACATACACGCCGTGCGGGTACTCCCGGGCAAAATCTGCCACGGTGTAACAGGTGGCGCAGTCCGCCTCCACCATGCGGCGCTTGTAACCCTGCTTTTGGAGGTATGCGCCCCATGTGCGGTTGGCGCTGGGCATATCGCCGAGGGCGTAACCAGTGAGCGCAAGGCTGATATAAGCTTGCTCCCAGCTCCGGCCTGTGGCTGCTGCTACCGCCCGCACGGCACAGTCTCCGACGCTGCTCCCGTGGGGGTTGGGGTTAAACTTGTGCCACATGGCGCTCACCCCCTTCTATCGCGCCCAGTGTACCGCACTGGCAAAAAATGAGCGACAACGAAGGTACAACGAAGGACAAAAAGCTCGATTAGAACTAATACAACTAATACAAAATGGACAAAAAAGTAAGGCAAAGTTTGGTGACTATGCCTGTATCAGTTGTATTAGTTTTGTGGTATAATAATGGTGTCAAAGGGAACGCAAAAACAACGCAGGAGGAGCAAAAATGAAATACTCTTGGAATACAGCCCGTGGCGCAAAAATCGACCTCGACGTTGACAAAAAGGTTGTCACCGAAGAAACCATCTGGAGTGATGGCAACGAGGCCACCGTGCCGTGCCACAAATGGCAGTACACTATCAATTCCCTGTTGGTGAATGGGAAGGAGATGAAGGAGGGCGCCTACAAGCAGCAGATCGGGCGCTGGCCGGAGAACGTGCATTACGCTTTCGGCGTGTATGTGATGGTCAATGGCAAAAAGCAGCAGGCATTCGTCGAGATCCCTGATGAGATCGAGAACGAAATCTACGACGAAGAGCGGGCCTATCAGAAAGCAAAAGTCGAAAAAGAGCTTGCTGTTGGCGAAGAACATGAAAAGCATTACAACGCCGTGATGGATATGCTGAACAAGTAACGAGTAGGAGGACACTATGGAAAACAATACCATCCGAAATCTCGGCAAGCTGTACCGCTTGCTGGACGAAGCCTGCACCCCTGACCATGTAAATCAGGCAGACCTTGACAACGCAACGAGATTCCCTGTGCGTGGCGTAACGATGAAGATTACGCTGGCGCACAAGCTCCATAAAATGACCCCGGAACTTGACAATGCCTGCTCCTACGTCCTGAAGGACGTTGACATTGAGGATGCAGAGAAAAGCTATTCGCTCAAGGCGTTGCCGATGGAACAGCAAGGGTTGTTCATGATTGGGTATAACTCGCCCGATTACAAGACGCTTGGCGTGTCTGCCGTCAAAATCAAGGCCGCCAGAGAAAGCGCAGGATTAACCATCCGGGCCTTGGCAGAAAAAACCGGGCTGTCCACTGCAACCATTCAACATGCAGAGTCCGGCAAGGCAGTCTCAAGAGTGTCTACCCTCGAAAAGATTGCAGCCGCTTGCGGCGTTACCATCGCTGATTTGCAGGGGTGAGCCGCATGATATAGCTGCTATGTGAATATCGAGCAGTTTCCGGGCGATTGCATCCTCCATGCGTGGAGTATATTCCCGGAAACGCCTGGTACGAAGTTATAAGGGATGGAGACTTGCCGGGCTTCCATGTCCCAAAAAATAAAAAATCCCCCGATGCTCCAAACGGAACACCGGGGGATTTGCTTATCCAAGCCTTATCCAAGCATTTTTTCAACGCCTTTCAGCCGGTAGCCTACCGCCGTCCGGCTGTAATTTGTCTGTGCTGCAATGTCCGGCAGCGGAAGCCGCTCAACGTACCGCAGTAAGGCTATCTTACGGTCAACCCTCCCAAGCGGTGCGTTTTTGATGGTGGCGATCATCCTCTGTCGGTCAAGTCCTTGCAGCGCAGCGGGCAGCACTACGCGAGCCGCCGCCACAGGCAGCACCGAGCCAAAAAGGCTGCGGCAGCTGTCCGGCGTTGCGCACCATAGTGCCAAGCGCGGAAAACCGGTGACAAAATGTCACCAGTTTGTTGACGTTACCAAAATGGTGATGAGTTTGACTTTTGAGGCTGGAAAAGTTGAACTCATTCGTAAAAATGGCTTGTTTTAACCAATGCCGTGCGTACGTAGTGCTACTCATAGTCAAAACCTCACTGATTTTGCAAGGCCGCCTTCATGCGGTCAAAGAAAAACTGAATCACCGCGCCGATAGTCTCATCGGTGATGGCCCAGCTGATGAGCCTGCCGTATTTGCTGGCGCTCAGAGCGGCCCGGAGCATCTTGACGACCCACGCTTTGCGCTCTGCGCCGCGCTTTGTCCCCTGTATCTCGTGCTCGGCCCGCTCGATGAGGTCAAGCACCAGAGGCTTCACGGCTGCGCCGTAGCCTAGCCGGATGCAGCCCAGAGCGTAAAAGATCACGCCCCCCAGCATCAGCACAGCCGCCACCGGGGCGGGGATAAGGTCAAAAAGCTTAGTTGCCAGTGCTACCATGATTGGTCACTCCTTTTAACAGATAGTTGTCGATGTCGGCGCGGCTCTTCTGCATCCCCTCGCGATTGTTGCCGGACAGCTGCGCGTCCAGCAGATTGCGCACCCCGTCGAGGGTCAGACGGCTCACCTCGTCGATTTCGTCAAAGCGGCGCTGGTCACGGGCGAGGGCCTGCGTGTGCTGAAGCTGGCCCTGCTCCAAGGTGCCGATGCGCTTGTCCATCTCATCCAGCCGCTTGTTCTGCTCGTTGTCCGGCTCCTGTGCCTTTTTGATGTACTTGTGGATGATTTCCAGCACCTTGTCGATGGTGATGGCCGCAGCACACAGGCTGCCCAGGATGCCCAGCACCCACAGCAAAGCTTCTTTTTCGGTCATTTGCCCTCCCGGAGGCGGGTCAGGCCCTTCTTCTCGATGATACGGGGATAGTTGAGGGTGGTCACGTTGAGGTCTACGTTGCCGGAGATGCCCGGCACACGGCCCTCACTGCTGTGCTGGTGAGCGTTGTAGTTAAACGTCACGTTGGGTGTTTTGCCGGTGTAGTCGGCAAGCCACACGTCATAGGGCTGCAAAGCTGCGCCATCCACATAGAGATGTGCCTTTGCAAAGCTGGTGTAGGTGTACAGCTGGGCGTAAAAGCCCATCTGCTCCACCTCGTGCAAGGCGTAGGCAGTCAGGTCGGTCAGGCTCTGCTTGTCCAGACTGGTGAGCCGGTTGTCTTCCACGTCCACCGCCACCGGAAGAGTCAGCTCCTTGCCGTATACCGCCTGACGCAGCAGGGCAAGCTCTGCATTGGCCATGGCCTCGCTGGTGGCGTAGGTGTAGTAGTAGACGCCCACGTCCAGCCCGGCAGCCCGGGCGTTGCGGTAGTTGGTCTCAAAGGTTGGGTCGATGTACAGGCCGTCCGACCGCTTGGAGAGCTTGTAGTTGGTGGATACCGTCTTGAGCATCGCTCCCTTGTAGCCCGCCGCTGCCACCTGCGCCCAATCGATAAGGCCCTGATACCGGCTCACGTCGATGTACCGGTAGGGCGGGCTGCCCCCCCAGCCGGTGACAGCCTCTGCCTTGGGGGCTTGGGGCGCAGGCTCAGGTTCGCCCATGTCCTGCTCGTCCCCCGGGCCAAAGATGGCCCGCACCAGCTTTTCCAGCAGTTCCAGCAGCTTACCCATCGTAGTCCTCCCCCGTGATCTCTTTGTACTGTTCTGCGGTGATCTCGCCGTTGGCCACCCGCTTGGTCAACTCCCGCTTGACCCCGGCGCGGCGGGATGCGGGCATCTCTGCCCACACCTTAGTACCGGCGATCAACCTGTTTGCCCAGATTTTATCCATTTTGATGTCCTCCTTACTTATTGACGGCGGCGTCCAGCTCGCACAGCGAGTCCTCGATAGCTGCCAGTCTCTCATCAGCGGCCATATCCTGCTCACACAGGGCGTCCTCGATCTCCGCGGCGGTCTTTGCCGCCTGTTCTGCCAGCGGGCCGGTCTTGTCGGTCATCCGGTAGTGGTGGTCGATCTCGTACCAGTCATAGCAGCGCCCCTCCGCGTCTTCCGCGCTGCGCAGCTTGCGGACGACCCGGAAACTGTCGGTGATGGTCTGGTCGGGATACTCCCGCTCAAGCTGGTGATAGCCGGTCAGGCTGGTGTGGGCGTCGCCGACGGTCTTGAGGACTTCAGCGCCGCCCTTTGTGCCAAAAACACAATCCATGTCAGGTTCTCCTTTCTCCGCTGATTGCGGACGATGTGCTTCAGGTCGCGGATGACCCGCTCTCCCCGAAACAGCCATTGATAGAGATGATAGTTGCTGCAGTGCCGGAGCTGCCCGATGCGGGAGAGCAGGCTTGCCGCCGCTCTGGGTGCGATGGGCTTGCCCTGCCGCCTGCGCTTGCGATACCGGGCCAGCGCCCGCTTGATGTGTAGCAGATTCCGCTTCCGGGGGATGGTGTACCCTCTCCCGTACCGGTAGCCCACAGCGTCCGGCAGGCGTCCTTTCGCCCGCGCAAAGCCGCGCCGGGGCGGGGCGAGGGGCGTCTTCGGCTGCCTCTTTGCCACCGGGAACACCTGCCAGTCTCCCTTGAGCTTCAGATCGTGGGCGTTCAGCCAGCTCTCCACAAGGATGCGGAGTTTGCGCAGCTTGCGCCTGTTCGGCCCGAAGGTTGTGATGTTGTCCATATACCGGGCGTAATGCTTGCACAGCCCGCTTTCCCGGATGAGCTGGTCGAGGGGCTGTAAGACGGCGTTGGCAAACCACTGGGAAGTGTACGTCCCCAGCTTTACGCCGTCCCGGATGACGCGCCGGATGAGGTCGAGGACGCGGCAGTCCTTGTAGAGCTGCCGCATCCGGGCCATGACGACTTCCGGGGTCAGACTATCGTAAAAGTGGCGGATGTCACCGCAAAACTCGTACTTCGTCCCCTTGCGGTCGTACTTCATCCATCGCTGGATGGCGTTCTTTTCCCGGTGCGGACCGCGCTCCCGGATGGAGCCGCAGCAGTAAAAATCCATTCCCTGCATCATCCTGGGTTGCAAGACCTGGATGAGGGCGTGGTGGACATACTGGTCGGGCCACTGGGCCGGTTCGCTGATGGTGCGCCATTTCCGGGCGTTGGCGTCCCACCGCTGGCTGACATGGGGCTTTTTCGGCTCAAAGCCGCCGACGAGTATTCGCCGCAGGTCTTCCACCCGCTGCGGCTTGGTCTCTTCCACCCACGCCGTACAGGTGTTGGGCTTGTGGCCTCGATTCCAGCGGTGGGTGCGGTTCACTTCGTCGATGGCGCGTAACAGATTATCCTCTGAGATTAGCGTATCAAAGAGCCTTCCAGCTCTCTTCATGGGATACCTCCTTTTAGCTGTACGGACGTTCCAGCGCCCCTTGCGGGGTGTACTAGCCCGCTCCCAAAATGCCTATCTTCACCGTGAGGTGTGCGGCTGCCTGTGCCGTAAAATGTGAGGTTGGATGATGTCAAAAAGGAAACGACAGCCGAGGTTCCCGTTGTAGTTCGACGCGGTGTTGTAGTTGACGTAGAACATACCATAGTTGGCGTTCTGGCTATAGTTACCGCCAACGTAGAGGCAGGGGTTCGACGAGCTGAAGTTCCAGTTATCGCACGAACCCGGGAACAAAAACCACCGGCAATGCACAGACAGTCCCGAAAAGTTCAGCGCCTTACGGCGCAATCATCTGAGTGGGCTGCGGCCCCCTCAGACTCCCCCGTTGGGGAGTTCTTGGAGACGACAGCCGAGGTACCCGTAGTAGTTCGACGCGGTGTTGTAGTAGACGTAGAACATACCATAGCTGGCGTTCTGGCTATAGTTACCGCCAACGCAGAGGCAGGGGTACGACGAGCTGAAGTTCCAGTTATCGCACGAGTAAGTGCTTTCGCTGCCGCTTGCAGCCGTAGGGATAAAGAGCGGGAACCCGC